CAGGTAATAAAATGAAAATAATATATAAGATACTAAATAAATTAATTAACTTAATTGTTGAAATAATTATTATATTAGTATTTTGTATTATATTTACAACATTAATAACAAGAATATTAAATTTAAATATCAATTAAAATGAACAACAACAAATTAAAAGAACTTTATTTAAAGTACGAATTAGACAAAGAAGATTTCTTTAAACACCAACACTACACAATCATAACAAGGCAAGGTATTGATAAAATACAAGCTAAAGAACAGATGTACGTTAGTTATGAAGTTATAAGATGTGAGCCTAACTTTGCAGTATTTAAAGCAAAGGCACAAAAAGAGGGTAAGATGATAGAAACTTTTGGTTCTGCATTAAAAGGAGCAAACTACAAAGATGGGAATACTAATTCTTGGTATGTTGCTGAAATGGCAGAAAAAAGAGCAATGAGTAGAGCAGTATTAAAATTAACAGGGTTCTATGAATTGGGAGTTTTTGGAGAAGATGAAAGCGAAAGTTTTAAGAAAGAAAAATAGAAATATAAATAATACACGAGGTATTGCGTGTAATGACAATACCAAAATTAAATAATAATTATTATGAGTGCAATTATCAATTACAGTTTAAGAGTAGACAAATTACCAAAAGAAAAATTTGTAGCAGGAAAAGATGGAGCAGTTTATCTAAACCTAACAATGTCAGTAAATGACGAAACAAGATACGGAAATAATACTTCTGTTTATGTTTCACAAACTGCAGAAGAAAGAGAAGCTAAAAAAGCAAGAAACTATGTAGCTAATGGCAAAGTAGTTTGGAACGATGGTAATATAGTAAATGCTGAAAAAGAAGTGAAAGAAGCAGTACAGGAAGAAGTAGTATCTGATTTACCATTTTAAATTTATAGGGTAGTGTAAAAGCTACCCTTTTTTTTTAAATAAATTTTTATATATTAGTAAAAAATAATGACACAAAATAATATAAATGACAATAGATATTTCAGAAGAAAAGACCATAGAAAATATGGAAATGGAACTTATAGAAAAGGAGTGTAGTGTATCAACAGATGAAGTGTTAGACTACCCACCAACTGCTTTAAGTTTAGGAGAAAAGACAATACAAACAAAGGATGGAGATTTAAAAATACCAATAGCAATAGGAACTTATGGAAACTTTAGTTTTGTACAAGCACCACCAAAGACAAAGAAAACATTTTTTATAAGTTTATTAGCAAGTGTTTATTTAAGTGGAAGAAATAATTTTGGAGGTAAAATAAAAGGACATAGAGATGGTAGATGTTTAATACATTTTGATACAGAGCAAGGTCATTGGCACTCACAAAGGGTATTTAAAAGAGTAGAGGATATGGCAGGTATAAAAGATTTAGGATGCTATAAAACATATGCTTTAAGAACTATAAATTATAAAAACAGAGTTAAGTTTATAGAATATATTTTAGAACAAAATAAAGGTAATAATGGACTTGTAGTAATTGATGGGATAGCAGACTTGGTAAGTGATGTAAATAACCTTGAAGAAAGTAATTTATGCGTACAAAAGATTATGGAATTATCGGCTAAATACGATTGTCATATAATAACAGTTATACATAGTAACTATGGTACAGATAAAGCGACAGGTCATTTAGGAAGTTTTTTATATAAGAAGTGTGAAACTGCAATAAGTTTAGAGCAAAATACAGTACATAAAGATAATGTAACTGCAACCTGTAAAATAAGTAGAGGATATGCTTTTGACACGTTTAGCTTTAGTGTAAACAGATACGGTTTACCTTTTGTAGTAGGGGATATATATGACCCATTAGAAGATTTTAAAAAAAATCAACCAAATAATAAAGAAATACCATTTTAAAAAATTAAACAATGTCTAAACTAATTAAAAAAGCTGCAGAAAAACACCAAACTTGGATAAATGTAGTTAACTCCTTTGGGTGTCCTAAAAATATATCAGAAGATATAGTACAGGAAATGTATATTTATTTAATTAGATATGAGAAAGAGGGTAAGAATATTTGGTATGAAGATGGAGAGGTTAACTATTATTATATATTCAAACAGTTAAGAGGTATCTATGTAGCTTATTTAAGAAGTAACAGTAAGATTATAAAAGTTTCTTTAGATGAATTAAACGAGATAGAAAAAAGTTTTGAAGAAATAGACCCATTAATTTATGAGGAACAATACGAGGAATTTTTAAATAATTATTTAAGAGCAGTAGATGATGTTTATTGGTACGACAAAAAAGTATTTGAATTAATAGCAAGAGGTAAAAGTGTAGCTGAATTAAGTAGAGATACAAAGATAGGTTACTATTCACTTTACAATACATATAACAAGGTTAAGGATAAATTAAAAGATGAATTATTATCAATAAACAAATAGCTAAAGAATTAAAACTATTTACAGATGTGGTTTGTAAAAGATATTCTCAAAAAGATAGAGCAAATAACTTCAATAATGAAACATTTTTAGTTCAAGAAATAATACCTACAAGCGACCATTCAGCAACTGTAATATTTGAAAAAAATACAGGAAAACGTGCTGCATTCTTTTTTTATTATATACAATCTTTTAAAAAATGGAATTACTTTGTACCAACTGATAGCCATATAAACGGAATGAGTTGTTTTGCAAATCAAAAAATAGAAGTAGAAAGACATAATTATAAATATAATTTTTAATATGAAACTCGGAGACTTTATAGAATTAATTACAACATACACAGGAATAAAATGGCTTGTAAAGAAATGGAGTAAACTTACAGGCAAAGATTGTGGGTGTGATGACAGAAAGAATAAACTTAACGATATTGAATTATGGTAGAATTATACAAAGGAGATTGTCTTAAGGTTATGAAAGGCATTAAAGATAATAGTATTGATGCTATAATAACAGACCCCCCTTACGGCACTACTGCCTGCAAGTGGGATAGTGTTATTGATTTTGACTTAATGTGGGAACAGTTGAATAGAATTATAAAGCCTAATGGTGCTATTGTCTTATTTGGTAGTGAGCCTTTTAGTAGTGCTTTGAGAATGAGTAATATTAAGAATTACAGGTACGATATTATTTGGGATAAAATACGTGGGAGTAATTTTGCACTTGCTAACAAACAGCCACTAAAAACACACGAAAACATCTCCGTATTTTATAAAAAACTACCGACATATAATCCACAAATGACGGTTGGTGAACCATACGACAAAACAAAGTATAATGGAGTAAATGATACAAGTAACATAACAGGGCATAAAATAAAGAGGACAAGAAAGAAAAATAATGGTGAAAGGTTTCCTGTTTCAATTCAAAAAGTATCTATGAACTGGAAGAGGCAAGACCAGATACACCCAACACAAAAACCAATAGCTTTAATGGAGTACCTAATAAAGACTTACACCAACGAAAATGAAACGGTTTTAGATTTCACAATGGGAAGTGGTTCTACTATGGTAGCTTGTCAAAACACTAAAAGAAACGGAATAGGAATTGAAATGGATGAAAACTATTTTAATATAGCTAAAAAAAGAATTGAAGATAATAAATTAAAACTTTTTTAATATGACTTTAGAAGATAGAGCAACTTGGGAAGATTTTAAAGCGAATGTAACAAACAAATTAACTCCTGAATATAGGAAAATATTATGTACCTTACACGCACAATATTATAACCATAAATATTCAGAGCCTTGCACCTGTAACGGAAAGATTTACAGGATGTGGATAGCAGACATTGACAGAGTATATGATAAACAAAATACATAAGTTAGAACAAGCAATAGTACAAATATTAAACCTTGATGGTTGGAAACTTAAATGGACAGGAGAGGGTTCACAAAGTTGGGATGCAGAGGGTTTGACACCCAAAGGTAAAGAATGTGTTATAGAGATGAAGTTTAGGAATAAGCACTATGACACCAAAATGTTAGAACAGTTTAAATACGATAAGCTAATAGGTACAGGTAAAGTAGCTTTGTATTTCGTAAATGACCCAAAGGCAAATTATTTGTTTTGGTTAAATGATATAGAGATGCCTGAACCTGTAAAAAAATATTGTCCTGATACTACAATGTGGACAAAGAAACGAGTTCTAAAACCTGTTTACCTACTTGAAGAAAGTAAGGCAATAATAATAAATAAAAATAATTCTGAAAATAATTAACAAAAATTGTTTATAATTAAAATATTTGTTTTATATTTGTACCATAATTAAAAACAAGTATTATGAATATAATTAAAAGAATGATTAAAGAGTACAAGGTAAGAAAGAATTTAATACCATTTAAGACAGTTAAATTAGATACAGGTGTTATTTGTAAGCATTATATTAATGGTAAAATAGAGGTGGCGTAATGGTAAAATATACAGACAAACAAATCGAAAATATATCAGGTGCTATACTAACATCTTTTATTAACTTACATTTTTTAGAAGAATGCAGTCAGTTAGGTATTTTTAAGCATAGAGTAAAAAAGAATGTTAAAAGAACTATTGAAGATTTAATAGATATTGAAACAGTTTACTTTAATGAAATTGAAAAGACAGATGATAATGATATGGGAGATAAGTTAGTTTCTAATAGTATGGACTTTATATCTTTTTTATTAAATGACTTTGACTTCAACGACTTTATAAAGATACAGGAAGTTGTTGCAGCTTATTCTATGGATAGACAAAAGGTAACAGAATTGACTGACAAGATATTAAAAGATAACGGTGCAAAAGAATAATAAATTATGGAATTAAATGAAAATAAACTTTGATTTAAAAAACAAGTACCCAAGTGTAGAATTTTGCTACAATAACAAAGCGGTAATAATTAGGTATTGGGGTGGATTAAAATTTAATAAGGTTGTGATTTATGGTGCATAACACCAAGATAAGAAGCGTTTTAATGTGGTTGTATAAATAATAATTAAATAATAAAGATATGAAACAAAGACAATTAACTGGTAATTGGTATCTTAAAAGAACAATTTGGGGTACATATAGAGTAATGGTAGAAAAATGTAGTAATGATGTACCTGGCGGTGTCACTTTTTATAAAAAAGCGAATGAAAGAGACGAAGTAGAACTAGGAATTTATTGCAATTTATATAAAGCTTAAAATAAATTGTTGTGTGCCGAAAGGCTTGTAGTATGGTGCGAGGGAAAGTAAATTGTTTCAGCAAATTAACAAGTACCTTAATTAATAGTCGCTGAACGTAATGGATAGATATTAAAAGCACCATATTACACACAACACTAAGATAAGAAGCGTTTTAATGCTTTTTATCGACTGTTGAACCACGTTTTAATGTGGTTGTGTAAATAATAAATAATAAAATTATGGAAAAATTAGCAATTAAACTAAAGATTATACAGAAAGTATCTAATACAGAAAGAGTAAAAAACGGTTTGGAAAGACTTGGTAAAGGATATTTTGATGCTTACAGGTTTAACCCTTACAACCCTTTAGCTTATATAGTTCTTATATGTATATTTATTATCGGATTAATAATGTATGGTTTTATTGGTGTATTTGAAAAAGCAGAAAACCCTTTTTTGTGGAATTAAAACAATTTAGTTTTTAGCGGCAAGGCCCGGGGTCCGGGCGAGGTTACTGACCTTTTGAGCCGCTAATTACTAATAAATTTAAAAAATAAATTAAAAACAAATATTATGAAACACTCAATAGAAAACGAAATATTTAATCATTACAGAAAAAATAAGAAAAAAATAGAATTAGCGAAATCACTTTTAGAAAAAGACGGTTATATAGTTAGTAAAAAACAAACAAATGGAAGCAACATATATACATTATAAAACAGGTAAGGACTACGATATTATAGACGTGTGTAAGGATTACTCTCTTAACTTTAACAGAGGTAATATTTTGAAATATGTAGCAAGAGCAGGTAAGAAGAATGATGAGTTACAAGACTTGAGAAAAGCATTAGATTACTTACAAAGAGAAATAGATTATTTAGAGAATAAACAAAAAGAATATATAAAACAAACAATAGATAGATAATGGAAGTATTTGACAATGAATTAAATGATTATTTAGAGAGTTTAGAAAACACAAGTAAGTGTTCTGAATGTGGAGAAACAATAGATGAAAGCAAATCATATTGTAGTGAACAATGTTTTAAAGCATCTATGTTATGATATTATTAATAGATGCAGATAGCTTAATATTTGCGAGTTGTTATAGAAAAAAACAAACTCCTGATGACAATCCATATTATGAAAAGTTATCGGATAGTGTAGAAAAGTTTGAAGAACAACTTATGGGTATTGTAAATGATTTAGAGGAACATTACAACATAGACAAAGTACTTATATTTAGTGGTTCAAAAGGTAACTTTAGAAAACTAATAACAAAGAAATACAAAGCTAATAGACAAAAACAACAAAGACCACCTTTATTATATGAGATGCACGATTATGTAAAAGAGAAACATAATTCTATTTATGGGTATGGTGTGGAGACAGATGATATGGTTGCAAGGTATTGGCACGATTTATCAAAAGAGTTTGGTAGAGATGAGGTTATGATTGTATCAATAGATAAAGATTACAAACAGTTTCCTTGTTTAATGTATAACTACCATTACAAGCATAAAGTAGTGTATGACATTACAGAAGAAGAAGCAATGTATAATTTCTATGAACAAATGATAATAGGAGATACTGCTGATAATGTAAATTACTTTAAAGGTAAGGGTAAAAAGTTTGCAGAAAACTATTTAGCAGAATGTAATAGCCATTACCAATACACTAAAAAGATGTATGCTTTATTTAAAGAAGTACACAAAGGAAAAGCAAAACAAAGGTACATAGAGTGCTATAACTTATTGAAATTAAGAACAAATTAAATAACAGATTAAAAGCAAAGAAAATGAACGAGAATGAAATGTTAAATTCTATAAAGGAATATGTAAATAATTTATATGGATTGGATATTGTAAAGGACACAAGAAAAAGAGAATATGTAGATGCAAGAGCATTATATTATAAATTATGTAAAGACTTAACAAAATGCACCTTAACAGTTATTGGTAATTCAGTAAATAGAGACCACGCATCTGTATTACACGCATTAAATAATACTATTCATTACATAGATGAAGAAGAAATAGTTGAGGGTAACTTACATTTCGGTAATGCTATAAACTTACCAAAGCAATCTCCTGCATATTTAGAACATAAAAACAATGAGTTGCAAAAAGAATTAGAAAGAAAGAATGCAGTATTGAGGTTGTTACCAAAATTAGAAGATATTTATTCTGAATTAAATAACTTAACAGAAGAACAAAAACAAAACGTAAATAGAAGAAACGAAATGCAATTCGATACTATTGGCAGATGTCTAAATAAGGTAGAAGAAATAATAAAAGTAGAAACAGAATAGGATGAAAAACGATAAACAATTAAATTACTTAAAAGTAGTATTATTAGGGCAATTAACTATTGAAGCAATAGAAGACTTACAACATACAAATAAATACAAACAGAACTTAAAAAATCAAGGTAATAAGTTTCTAAAGATGTTAGAGGGTTATGTACAGGATGATTACAATACTGTGTACTTAAACAACCAAGAGATGACTACAAACGTTTTAATAAAGATTGGAACGTTGATAGACAAGATAAAAAACTCTGATGTAGATGACCTTGTTATGATTGATGCTATAATAGATAAATACAAAGAAAATCAAGAATGGTTTATGAAAAACGCATCTGCAGACTTTCTAAAGTTAGATTAATGAAAAGCATATCTTTTAAAAAATAATAAAAATTAACTATATACTAATATGCAACTAATAAATATTCAAGAGGTTAAACCTAACGAAAACAATCCAAGATTTATAAAAGATTATAAATTTAAAAAACTTGTAAAATCAATTAAAGAGTTTCCTGAAATGCTAAAGTTAAGACCTATCGTAGTAAATAGCGATATGGTAGTGCTTGGTGGTAATATGCGTTTAAAAGCGTGTAAAGAAGCAGGATTAAAAGAAGTTTATATACTAAAGGCAGATGACTTAACAGAACAACAACAAAGAGAATTTATAGTAAAAGACAATGTAGGTTTTGGAGAATGGGATTGGGATGTATTAGGTAATGAATGGAACACGCAACAGTTAGAAGATTGGGGTTTAGAATTTATGCCATTTGAAGAAGAAGAAGTTTTAGAAGCTAAAGAAGATGATTTTAACGAAGCACCACCTGAACAACCTAAAACAGTTTTAGGGGATTTATACGAGATAGGAGAGCACAGGTTACTTTGTGGAGATAGTACGGATAGCGACCAAGTAGCAAAGCTAATGAATGGGAATAAAGCAGATATGGTGTTTACTGACCCACCTTACGGAGTTAGTTATACAGGAGGACACAACAAAAAACAAAGAGAGGGTATTAAAAGTGATGAATTTGAAAACGAAGAATTATCAAGTTTATTTGAAGATGCTATAAATAATGCTTGTATATTTTCAAAAGAAACATCTCCTTTTTATATTTGGTATGCAGGAGGTAAATCTAAAGAAACTTATTCAGGATTATCTAAAACACCAATTGAAGTTAGGGCAGTAATATGTTGGTATAAAGTAAAAAGTGGTTCGGGAGCGTTTATGTCACAATACATACCTAATTATGAACCTTGTATTTATGGTTTTAAAAGTGGTAATACTATAAAATGGTATGGACCAACAGATGAAAAAACTGTTTGGGAGTTTCCTAAAGATAAGCAAAATGAATATCATTTAACTCAAAAACCTATATTAGTAGTAGAAAGGGCTCTAAAAAATAGTAGTAAGAACGATGATTTAATTTACGATAGTTTTTTAGGTGGTGGTTCTACAATGGTAGCATCGCACCAACTAAAAAGAAAATGTTACGGAATGGAATTAGACCCTAAATATTGTGATGTAATTATAAAAAGAATGATTAAATTAGACCCTACATTAAAAGTAAAAAGAAATGGTGTTAACGTTAACAACGAATTTAAATTATAAAAAATGATAGAGAAAGTAAACCCACAACACCCTGATAAATTAGCAGACCGAATAGCAGGTGCATTGGTTGATTATGCTTACAGTATAAATGAAAATCCAAAGATTGCAGTAGAGGTTTTAATAGGACACGGATACTGCACTATTATATCTGAAACAACTGTTAAAACAAAAAAAGACATAGTAGATAATATCGTTAAAAGAATAGCAGGAAAATTAAAAGTTAATTACATAGAAGTACCACAAGATGTATTTTTAAATAGTAATCAATCAGAAAAAACAAAAGCAGGAGATAATGGTATTTTTAAAGGAATACCTATTGATGATGAAGTTAAAGAACTTTCTAAAATATCAAGAAGTATATATAAAAAATATCCAACAGATGGAAAATATATATTAGATAAAAAAGAAGGTAGGGTTATTATTTGCCAATCAAATGCAAAATCAAAAGAGTTAGAAGAATATATTGGTAATAAATATGATTTAATAGTAAACCCTTTAGGTTATTGGATAGGAGGTATTGATGTTGATAGTGGAGCAACTAATAGAAAATTAGGTTCTGATATGGGTAGAGCAGTAACAGGTGGAGGTTTACACGGAAAGGATTTATCAAAGGCAGATGTATCTGTAAATATTTACGCACATTTAAAAGCACAAAAAGAAAATAAAATAATAGATATTTGTTGTGCTATTGGAGATGAAAATGTAGATGGAAAAGATTATAGCGAAATAGTTGAAATATCAAGAGATTATATAAATTCAATCGGTGGATTTGAAAAATTTGCTGAATGGGGAATAGTTTAAAAAAATATGGAAAAGATATATCTTACAGAAATAAATGGTAAAATGGCTTATAAGAAAGGTAAAGATGGTTACTGCTACACTTTTAATAAAAATGAAAAAAGCAGGAGAAAAGCATACGATGATGCAAAAAATTCATACAAAAAAGATATTTGATTGGATAGGGTCTATATTTTTAATATCGGCAGGTATTTTAATTTCAGGTAAGTTTAAATATTTTGAGTGCAGTTATATATTATTTTTTATAGGACATTTAATATATATTATAAATTTTATAAAACAAAAAGAATACAGTTATGTAAGTGCTAATATATTTTTTTTAAGTATTGATATATTAGGGATATACAAATGGATATTATGAAAGAAAACCAAAACAGAACCGAACACCATAAAAAAGCAATAATAGAAGCATTAGAGAAATCTTTAGGGGTTGTTACAACTGCTTGTAAGATAGTAGGTATAGGTAGGACTACATTTTACCAATGGTTAAAAGATGATGAGGAATTTGCAAAGCAAGTAAAGGATATTGATAACATAGCTTTAGATTTTGTAGAAAGTAAATTATTTGAAAACATAAAGAATGGTAAAACATCTGAAACAATATTCTACCTAAAGACAAAGGGAAAGAATAGAGGTTATGTAGAAAGGCAAGAAATAACAGGTGCAGATGGTATGCCTACTAAATTTGAAATAGAAATAATAAAGCGTGAAGATAAAAACTAATGTTGTTTTTGAACACTTATTACAATCAGATAAAAAGATAACAATAGAGCAAGGTGGTACAAGGTCAGGAAAGACCTATAACATTTTGCTTTATATTATTTTTAAATACTGTTTAGAGAATACAGGTAAAACTATTACTATTTGTAGAAAGACTTTTCCTGCAGTTCGTTCTTCTGTTATGAGAGATTTTTTAGATATACTAAAACAATATAAATCTTATTCAGAAGAGTTACATAATAAATCAAACCACGAATATAAACTGAATGAAAACCTTATAGAGTTTATATCTTTAGACCAACCACAAAAGGTAAGAGGTAGAAAAAGAAACTTATTATTTATAAATGAAGCCAACGAGTTAGATTACGAAGATTGGCAACAGTTAGTATTCCGTACAGAAGATAAAATAATAATTGACTTCAACCCATCAGATGAATACCATTGGTTATACGATAAAGTAATACCAAGAGATGATGCAGATTTCTACATTACTACTTATTTAGACAATATGTTTTTAAATAAAAGTATTGTAGAAGAAATAGAGCGTTTAAAAGATACAGATGAAACGTATTGGCAAATCTATGGTTTAGGTTTAAAAGGTATTTCTAAAGCCACTATATTTAATTATACAGAGGTTAACCATATACCACACGATGCAGAGTTTATAAGTTACGGAGCAGATGCAGGATATTCAAATGACCCTACTACTTTAGTTTCTGTTTATAGAAAAGAACACAACCTCTACATTAAAGAACATATATACCAAACACAAATGACTACTTATGATATTAGTAGGAAGTGGAAAGAGATAGGAATACAAAGAGAAACAATATACTTTGATAGTGCCGAACCAAGATTGATTGAGGAATTGCGTAGAATGGGTTTTAACGTAAGACCAAGTTTAAAAGGTGCTGATAGTATCAACGCGGGAATAGACCTCTTAAAACGTTTTAAAATACATATTGAAAAAGATAGTCATAATTGCATACAGGAATTTAGGAACTACAAATGGCAAGAAGATAGAAGTGGTAAGATGATAAACAAACCAATAGATAAAAATAACCATACTATTGATGCAGTAAGATATGCTACCTATTCTGTTTTAAGTAAACCTAACTTTGGTAAATATGCTATCCAATAAAATTAACCTCTACAAATCGTAGGGGTTTTTTGTTTCTAAAATATTTAAAAAATAACTATATACATATATGAAAGTTGAATTAACAGTACCAAATAGTTTAAACGAGATTACTTTAGGTCAATACCAAGAGTATTTAAAATTAACTGAATTAAAAGATTTAACAGATATAGAACTATCTCTTAAAATGATTGAGATATTTTGTAATGTAAAGCTTGAATATATTAGATGCATAAAAGCAAATGATGTAGCAGATATTGTAAATATCATTTCTAATATGTTTGAAAGTAAACCGAGTTTAGTAAATACTTTTAAATTAAATGGCGTTGAGTATGGCTTTATTCCTAATCTTGATGAGATGTCTTTCGGAGAATATATAGACCTTGATACTAATATAGGAGATTGGGATAACATAGATAAGGCAATGGGTGTTTTATACAGACCAATAGAAATAAGAAAAGGTAATAGGTATCATATAAAAGAATATGATGCAGGAGATACAGAGCATTTAAAAGATATGCCATTGGATGCAGTATTGGGTTCTATACTTTTTTTTTATCATTTAGGGAACGAATTGTGTCAAGTTACGATGAACTCTTTGGGACAAACGGAGGAAACACTCTTACAAGAGTATCTCAATTCGGAACAAAATGGGGTTGGTACTCATCAGTTTATGCACTCGCTCAATCAGATATTAGGAGATTTGAAGATATCACTAAATTAAAAATGCACGAATGTTTACTATTCTTAACGTTTGAAAAAGAAAAACAAGAAATAGAAGCAAGTAATATAAAAAATAAATTTAATGCAAGGAATTAGAGGGTTTTACCAACTTACAGAAAAGATAAAAGAGCAGTTACTAAATGATGTAAATGTCAATACAGTAACCACAGGAGATATAACAGAAATAGATTTATCTAAACAAACTATATTCCCTTTATCACATATTATAGTAAACAATGTAATCACAGAAGAACAGTATTTATCTTTTAACATTACAGTTATGGCTATGGATGTTGTAGATGAAAGTAAAGAACCCACAGAAGATATATTCAGAGGTAATGATAATGAGCAGGATATTTTAAATACACAGTTAGCAGTATTGAATAGATTAACAATGGTATTAAGAAAAGGAAACTTACATACTGATTTATATCAATTAGATGGTAGTCCAAACTGTGAGCCTTTTTATGAGAGGTTTGAAAACAAGTTAGCAGGATGGGCGTGTACGTTTGATGTATTTATTCAAAATGATATTGATATATGCAGTTAAAACAAACACAAGAAGCCTTAAATAAGTTTGCTAAATATGTTATACAACAAAGTAGAAGTAACTTAACTAAAGGTAAAAAGAATGCATCTAAAGAACTTTATAACAGTTTAGATAGTGAAGTAAAGGTTTCTAAAAATAGCTTTCAATTAGAGTTTCTAATGGAGCAGTATGGTATTTTTCAAGATAAGGGTGTGCGAGGTGCAGGTGGTGTAAGGAAAACAACAAGTAAATTTAATAGAAGAAATAACAAAGGTAAGATTTGGAAGCAAAAGGGTGGTAATAGTCCTTTTAGTTTTAAAGAGGGTAGAAAGCCATCTGTAAAGCATTTTAAAGAATGGTCTAAAAGAAAAGGTTTATCAGCTTACGCAGTTAGAGATGCAGTATTTAGGCAAGGAATTAAACCAAGTTTATTCTTTACCAAACCATTTGAGAAAGCATTTAAGAATTTACCAAAAGAGTTAGTACAATCGTTTGCTTTAGATATGGAAACCTTATTAGAAACAACGATAAAAGATAATTTAAAAAAATAAGAAATGGCAGTTATATTTGCAAGAAGTCCAAGATACTTTTGGTTACCTAAAACATCTACAGAACAATCATTAAAATTTGTATTAAGTGTTGATGGTGTTGTAAGATATACTATTACAAAAAATTATGTTAACAATAATGTGTTAATAGAATACGCAGAGTTGTTAAGAGATTACATAGAAATTGAATATGATAATCCTGATAGTTGGAGTATAAATGTTGAATATACTTTTACTACTTATGATGGCTTAAATGGTACAGGGAATATTATTAATAATATAGCATCAGGAACTTCATTTTTTTCTGATGGTTATGGTTACTTTGAAGATGGAGATGATGGTAAGTTTTCTAATAATGTTGGTCTAATGCAAACTAATAAAATAATTTATAAGTATGCAGATGCAGATGTTAGAATACCAATAGATAGAAATGCAACAGATAGTGTAATTTATTTATTTAAAGGAGAGATAGTAAGTTCAGAAACAGTAACATCAAGTACTGATTATGCTTTTCAATATATAGGCAATAGTTCGGATAGTTTTGAAGATAGGGTTTTATCTGATGGTGGTACTTATGAAGAAACAAAATGTATATCAGACTTTTTAGATGAGTTTGAAATAAGTGAAGTCGATGAAATTAGAATAGTGCCAACTTTTGGAGATTTAGAAATAATCAAAGTAAAAAATATAGAAGAGTGTAAGTTTACACCTGCAAAGGTTTCTTTTGTAAATAAGTTTGGTGCTATACAAGACGTATGGTTTTTTAAGAAATCAATAGAAACATTAAATGCAAAAAGAGAAACGTTTAATAGATTTTCAATTAATGAAAGAGGTATTTACAATACAAGCGACCATCAAAGAAAAGATTTTAATGTAAGTGCAACAAAATCAATAAAGCTAAACACAGGTTATGTAGATGAAAGTTATAATGCTATTATGCAAGAATTAATGCAGTCAGAATACGTTTGGATGAAAATGGATGATGTTGTAACACCAATGAATGTAAAAGCAAATAGTCTAACTTTCAAAACAAGTGTTAATGATAAGTTAGTAGATTACTCGTTAGATTTAGAATATTCTTTTTCAGTTATAAATAATGTAAGATAAATGCAGGAACTACAATTATACATACAAGGTCAAAGAATAGATTTATTTAAAGACGAAAGTGTTTCTATTACGCAGTCAATACAGAATGTAAAAGACATAGCAAAGGTATTTACAGACTTTAGTAAAACGTTTAGTATTCCTGCATCTAAAGTAAATAACAAGATATTTAAACACTACTACAACTTTGATATAGTTGGTGGGTTTGATGCACGTAAAAAAGTATCTGCTACAATAGAACTAAACAACTTACCATTTAGAACAGGAAAGGTAAAGTTAGAAGGGGTAGATTTAAAGAATAATAAACCTACTGCTTATAGAATTGTTTTCTTTGGAGATATTGTAGACCTTAAAGACAAATTAGGAGAAAAGAAACTGTCAGACCTTAATTTAGCAGCATACGACTTAACATATAGCCCTACAAATGTAGAAACTAAACTAACAACAGCACAGAGTAGTAGTAACCATATTATCTGTCCTTTAATTACACACACACAAAGATTATTTTACGATAGCGTAGAACATATAAACAATAATGGTAATTTATACTACCACACAGGTTCAGGAAGCAACTTACACGGTGTAAAGTGGAACCAACTAAAGTACGCTATGCGAGTAAACAAAATAATTGAGCAGATAGAAGCTGACTATGGTTTAGAGTTTAGTAGCGACTTTTTTAAGAACACAAGTTTAGAAGAGTTTGACCATTTGTTTTTATGGCTACATAGAAAGTCAGGTAAGATAGAAGATTTATCAGGTGGTACTAAATTCGACACTCACGTAGACGGTTGGACACCACAAGACGATGGTGTATTTTATATAGACACAAGAACGTTTACAAGTGAGCAGTTTCTGGAATTTGTTATAGAGTTTGAACTTGACCTTGTAACCGCAAGTACTGACCCTTATGATGTACGCATAGAATTAAATGGCGATGCGGTATACACCAAAACAAACCACACAGGCAATCTAAATGTAGATGCTATTGCAGGGGACTTTGTATATGAAGAGGGAGATTACGATGTTTATATCATAGCGCAAACACAAATAACATTTAGTGCTATTGTATGGAGAGCAACTGAAAACGAATTAGGCACACCAACATCAATAGATTACGATACAGGCTCATTTACTACTGATGCTTCGTTTACTTTTAACGTAGCTAAACAGATGCCTGATATGAAAATATTAGACTTTCTTACAGGGCTATTTAAGACGTTTAACCTTACAGCCTATGTAGAGAACGATATAATAGTAGTTAAGCCTTTAGATGATTTCTTTACAAGCCCAACGACATACGACATAACAGAATTTGTAGACGTAGAGAGCAGCAAGGTAGACGTAGCACTTCCGTATAAAGAGGTTGTATTTAAGTTTAAAGATACAGCTACATTTTTAGCGCAGAAATACGGAGAGATAAATAATAAAACTTGGGGGGAAACAAATTACAATGATAGTAGTGATGACTTGTCAGGTAGTTTATATAAAGTAGAAGCACCATTTGGGCATATGTTATTTGAAAGATTAAATGACGTAAGCGGTGGCACACAAAAGAACATACAATGGGGTTGGTCAGTAGATAAAAGCCAAAACGCTTATTTAGGTAGCCCTTTATTGTTTTATCCTATATTGGTAAGTACAGGACAGATAAGTTTTGTAGATAGCGTAAACGCAGACGATGAAGCTACAAGCCACAAAGCTATAACACAAGCTAACTTACCTTTTAATAGCCCTGCACTATTGGCTTCTACTAATCCGCATCAGTTGAATTTTGCAAGAGAGTTTAGTGAATGGACTTTAGATACTTCGTTTGACGAAACACTATTCTCGGAGTACTATACGAACTATATAACAAGTGTATTTAATCCTAAACAAAGACTAACAAAAGTAAAAGCATATTTACCTATGAAGATTTTACTTAATTATAGTTTAGGAGATAGATTTGTTATAGCAGGAAACCAATACAAAATAAATAGTATATCTACTAATTTACAAACAGGAGAAAGCAATTTAGAACTAATAAATGATTTATGATTAAAAATATATTAGACCTTTTAAAATACGCAAACGGACAAACAGAAAACATCCGAATAGCACAAGGTAAGAATAAACTACCTATTACATTAAAAGATGGTTACAAAGCAATAAAACAAGAAATAAGATGGCAGAAAAAATAATAATAGATTTAGAAGCTAAAACAGACAAGGCAATAGATGATATTAAAAAACTAAATAAAGAACTTAATAATACATCAAAATCTTCTAAAGATGCATCTGATAGTTTAAATAATGCATCAAGTTCATTAGATAGTTCTTCTAATAGTGCGAAAAAATTAGCATCAAGTTTTGAGGAAGTGAAAGATAACGGTGGTGCTATTGCTATCCTTGACAGTTTAACAGGTGGTTTAGCTTCACGAGTTAGAGATGCATATGAAGCTACTAAACTATTTAACTTTTCTTTAAAGGGTACTAAAAAGGCACTTATAGCTTCAGGTGTAGGTGCATTAGTTGTTGCATTGGGAACTGTTATTGCTTATTGGGATGACATAACTAAACTTATAGATGGTGCTAATAGAAAATTAAAATACCAAGAGGAAAATTTAAAAAAACAATTAAAGACACAAACCCTTCAATTAGATTTATTAAAACAACAAATAGCTATTGAGGAATTAAGAAATGGTTTTAGCCCAAAACTAACAGCTGAATATAAAAAGCAGTTATTAATACAACGTGAACAAAACATTGCTTTATTAGAAAATCTACAAACACAATTAGATATTGAAGAAAGTAAGAATAAAGAAGTTACACTTTGGGAAAAAATAAAAATAGCTGCATCAGGACAACTTGGTATTGGTTTACAGGCAGAACAAATAGCAAAAGCAACTAATGGAACTTCTAAAAAATCTATTGAAATTCAAGAAAAATTAAATGAAGCTAAAAAGCTGACAGGTGTAATTGACTTGGAATTAGCACAAATTGATAAAGATGCCGTAGATAGAAAAAAAGGAGATGTAGATAAAACTAAAGAAAGAGAAAAACAAAATTCGGATGATTTAGAAAAAATAAGAAAAGCATTAATAGATACAGAAGATAAAAGAAGAAAAGAGCAATTAAGAGAAATAAAAGCTGATTATGATGAAAAAATAAAATTAGCTGAAAAATATTACGGAGAAGAAAGTGAAGAAGTTTTAGCTTTAAGAGAAGCACAAAAAAATGCTATTGATAGTCAACAAGAAAAATTTGATAATGAAGATGAAGGAAAAAGAAAAGCAAAACAAGATAAAGAAAATGAAAAAGCTAAAGCATTATTAGATTTAAAAAACCAAATAAAAGATGCAGAAGCAGTAACAGAAGAAGAACGCAGGTTATTAGAAATAGAAAAAACAACAGAGCATTACAATAAGCTAATAGAACTTGCAAAACAAAAGGGTTTAAGTACTGTTGCTTTAGAAGAAGCTAAAACAAAGGCTTTAAATAAATTAAATCAAACCACTTCTAAAAATGAAATACAGTGGGAGAAACTAACACAACAAGAAAAATCACAAGTAATAACACAAGGCTTAAATAACTTAACATCTATTTTAGGAGAAGAAAGTGCAGCAGGAAAAGCAGCAGCAATAGCAAGTGCTACAATAAGTACTTATCAATCTGCAACGGATAGTTACAAATCATTGTCGGGTATTCCTATTATAGGTCCTGCATTAGGTTTTGCAGCAGCAGGTGCAGCCATAGCAAGTGGTGTGGCAAATGTTAAAAAAATAGCATCAACTAAAACACCTAAAGGAAGAGGTGGTGGTGGTTCTGCACCGAGTGTATCAGGTGGTGGTGGTTCAGCACCGAGTGTATCTCAACCACCTGCATTTAATGTAGTAGGTGCAAGTAGTACTAATCAATTAGCAGATGCTATTGGTAGTCAAACAAAAGAACCTGTTAAAGCTTATGTAGTTTCTAATGATGTTACAACTGCACAAAGTATGGATAGAAATATTGTAGATGGTGCAAGTATTTAAAAATGCAAAATAATTATAAAATAACTATATACGGATATGGCAATAGTATATATAAACAAATAAAACAGATTTAAAATGGATGTGATTGAATTGATTATCGATGATGAAGATGCTATTGGAGTAGAAGCTATAAGTTTGGTAGAACACCCTGCAATAGAAGAAGATTTTATTGCCTTAAAAAACCAAAAAACAGAATTTAAAACAATAGATAAAGATAAAAGAATTGTTGTTGGTTTGGCATTGATACCTAATAAACCTATTTATAGAAAGAGTGGGGATAATGAGTATTATGTTTTCTTTTCAAAAAATACAGTTAGAAAATCTGCAGAATTATATCTTAAAAATCACAATAGTAATAATGCTACTTTAGAACACGAAATAAAAGTAGAGGGTGTAAGTGTTGTTGAAAGTTGGATAGTTGAAGATGTAGAAAAAGATAAGACTGCTTTATATGGTTTAAATGCAGTAGAAGGTGCTTGGGCAGTTGTTATGAGAATAAACAACGAAGAAGTATGGCAAGATGTAAAGAAAGGAATTTACAAAGGTTTAAGTATTGAAGGATATTTTGCTGATAAAATGGAAAGACCTAAAGAAAATTTACAAGAGGAATTAAGTAAGATAGAAGAAGCAGAGGCAGAGTATATGCTATCTCAAATAAAGGCAGTTATTAAAAGTGATAAAAGATTAAAGAAAGGTAAAAGAACAGAAATGGAAAGTTTTTCTGATTACCCACAATCTGTAAGTAATAATGCTAAAAGAGGTATCGAACTAAATAAGAAAGTAAATAATAAATGTGCTACACAGGTTGGTAAGGTAAGAGCACAACAATTAGCAGACAGAAAACCTGTAAGTATGGAAACTATTAAACGTATGTATTCATATTTAAGTAGAGCAGAAGAATACTACAAAACAGGAGATACAGAGGCTTGTGGTTATATATCTTATTTACTATGGGGAGGTAAGTCTGCAAAGAGTTGGGCAGAAAGCAAAATCAATAAGAATGAAAAATAACAATAGTACACCGAGTAGAACAAGTCCAAGAGCAAGTAAAAGAGGTTGCTTATGTAAGGATGGTAAATACTCTAAAAAGTGTTGTGATGGTAGCTTACAGGCACAAGGAATAGGTAGGACATCAACTACTATATAAACGAAAATACAAATTAATTTTTTTAATACTATATAATTATATGAAACCAAGTGAAATGTTAGACCAAGTAAAAACTCTTTTAGGGGTTGAAGTAAAACTTGAGCAAATGAAATTAGAAAACGGAACTGTTTTAGAAGCAGATAAATTCGAGGCAGGAAACGAAATCTTTATCGTAACAGAAGATGAGAAAGTAGCTTTACCTGTTGGAGAATACGTTTTAGAAGATGGTCAAACTTTAGTAATCGAAGAAGAGGGTATCATTAAAGAAATGAAATCTGAAAACGAAGAAGCTGAAGAAGTAGAGGTAGAAGTAGAAGCAAAAGAAGAAGAAGAAATGGGTTATGCTACTAAAGAAGAACTTGCAGAGGTTAAATCAATGATTGAAGAAATAAAAGCAATGTTAGAGCCTAAAGAAGAAATAATCGAAGAACCAAAAGAAGAAAAACAAGAGTTATCTTCTGATGTTGTAAACGAAATTCCTGAAGAAGTAAAACAAGAATTATCTGAACCTGCTGCTGAACCAATTAACACAAACGCAGAAGTTTCTAAAACAGAAGTAAAATTTAATATAGCATCAAAAAGAAAGATGTCTACATTAGATAGAGTAATGAATAAAATAAATAAACTTTAATAAACAATAAATTAAAATTAAATAAAAATGAGTGTATCTTTAACATCAACTTATGCAGGTGAATTTAGTGGTAAGTATATCGCAGCTGCATTATTATCTGCATCAACTTTAGATAGTGGTGCTATTTCAATTCTACCAAACGTAAAATTTAAATCTGTTATCCAAAAAGGAGCAACTGATGACATCGTAAAAGATGCATCTTGTGATTTTGTAACTAATCAAGGAACTTTAACTTTAACAGAAGCAGTATTACAACCTGAAGAATTTCAAGTAAATTTAGAATTATGTAAGAAAGATTTACATAACTCTTGGGAAGCTGCTCAAATGGGTTATTCTGCATTTGATAATTTAGCACCATCTTTCGCTGAATTTGTAATTTCTCACGTTGCTGCTAAAGTAGCTGATAGAACAGAGAAAAACATTTGGAGTGGAGCAACTGCAACAAGTGGACAATTCGATGGGTTTACTGCAAAGTTAACTGCTGATAGTGATGTAATTGATGTAGCTGCTGCAACTGTAACTTCTGCTAACGTAATCGCTGAATTAGGTAAAGTAGTAGATGCTATTCCAACTGCAGTTTACGGACAAGAAGATTTAACTTTATATGTTTCTTCAAATGTAGCAAGAGCATACATTAGAGCATTAGGAGGTTTCGCTGCAACTATCGGTGCAAATGGTTCTGATAACAAAGGAACTCAATGGTACAATGGTGGAGAGTTATCTTTCGATGGTATCAACATTTTTGTTGCTAAAGGATTAGCAGATGACACTATGATTGCTGCACAAAAATCAAACTTATATTTCGGAACAGGTATCTTAAACGACCAAAACGAAGTGAAAGTAATTGATATGTCAGACATCGATGGTTCACAAAATGTAAGAGTAATAATGAGATTTACTGCAGGGGTACAACACGTATTCGGTGGAGATATCGTTCTTTATTCATAGTAAATTAATTAATAATCATTAAAGAGGGTGGGTAAAATAACCTGCCCTTTTTTATTTAAAACAATATAAAAATATGGCTTGTTCATTAACAACAGGTAGAAAAGTACCTTGTAAATCGGCAGTAGGTGGTATAAAAACTATTTACTTTGCTGATTATGGAACTTTAGGAGATGCTACCATATCTGCAGGAGAAATAACTGCATTTGCAGGTACTCCTGAATTTTTCCAATTTGATGTAAAAGGTAGTTCTGCTTTAGAAACTGCTATTAACTCATCAAGAGAAAATGGTACAACTTTCTACGAAAGTACATTAACTATGTCTTTAACTTTTCAAGATAAGGCAACACAAGAAGAATTAAAATTAATTGCACACGCAAGACCTCACGTAGTTGTAGAAGACTATAACGGAAACTATTTCTTATTAGGATTAGAACACGGGGCAGAGGTAACAGGTGGTTCTATTGCTACAGGGGCAGCAATGGGAGATTTAAGTGGTTACTCTTTAACGATAGTAGCACAAGAAACTGCACCTCCTTATTTTGTAACTCCATCAGCAGTAACAGATGATGCGTCTTCGGTACAGATTGACCCAACTGCATAATAATTATTTATATTTTTAAAAGAGGGGTATCTTAATTGATATCCCTTTTTTTATTCTAAAAGCTATGCTTTTTTACTAACACACACAAAAAATACTTTTTATTACTATATACTATTACAAAACGAAGTTTTTAAATATGAAAGTATTAACGACAAGTACAAACCCACAAACTATAAAAGTTATACCGAGAGTTTATGTTGCATCTGTTACTTTAAAATTAAGAGATGATAGCACAAATGAGGTAACTACTGCAAGTATAAATACTGTTACTGATAAAGACTATTTAAGTTTATCTTATGCATTTAATTTAAAAGAGGGTAGATATTATGATTTAACACTTTTAGATGGTTCTGATGTAATATATTTAGATAGAGTGTTTTGTACAGACCAAACAATAAACCAAGATACCAATGATTACTATTCAGTTAATAAAAATGAGTATGTAAGTAAAGATGGTAATAACGATTATATAGTTTTATAATATGAATGATTTAAGAGTTTTAAACTTATCGACTTATACAAGTCCTAAAATAAAAGAAACGAAAACAGATAACTTTGTTTCTTATGGAGAGGACAACAACTACTTTCAGTTTTTAATTGATAGATATAATGGTAGTGCAACAAATAATGCTATTATAAATGGAATGTCAGAAATGATATTCGGTAGAGGTTTGGATGCTACAGATAGCAATAGAAAACCTGAAGCCTATGCACAAATGATTACTTTATTCCACGATGACTGTGTAAGAAGATTAGCATCTGATTTAAAGTTAATGGGACAATGTGCAATGCAAGTTATTTATTCTAAAGATAGAAAGACAATAGCAAGAGTAGAGCATATACCTGTTGAAACGTTAAGAGCAGAAAAATGTAACGAGAAAGGAGAAATTGAAGCGTACTATATGCACCCTGATTGGGCAAACTATAAAAAGAACGATACACTAAAAAGAATAGAAGCATTTGGTTATGGTAAAGAACCAATACAAATATATTATATTAAACCTTATAAGGCAGGTTATAAATATTATTCTCCTGTAGATTATCAAGGTGGTATTCAATATGCAGAGTTAGAAGAAGAAATATCTAATTATCATATAAATAATATTATGAATGGGTTAGCACCAAGTATGTTAATCAATTTTAATAATGGTACTCCTGACCCTGAACAAAGACAATTAATAGAAAATAGAATATATCAAAAGTTTAGTGGTAGTTCTAATAGTGGTAAGTTTATTTTATCTTTTAATGATGATGCAAATACTGCTGCAAGTATAGAACCAATACAGTTAAGTGATGCACATAACCAATACCAATTCCTTTCTGATGAAAGTATGCGTAAAATAATGGTAGCACACCGAGTTGTTAGTCCTATGTTATTAGGTATAAAAGATAGTAGTGGATTGGGTAATAATGCAGATGAATTAAAGACTGCATCTTTATTAATGGATAACACAGTTATTAGACCATTTCAGACACTTTTAATAAAAGCCTTTGATGATATATTAGCTTACAATGATATTAGCTTAAACCTTTATTTTAAGACATTACAACCTTTAGAATTTAAAGAGTTAGATAATGTAGTAGATGAAGAAACAAGAGAAGAAGAAACAGGTGTTAAGTTATCTAAAGAAAACCAAGATTTCAACGATGAAGAAATGCTTGATGCATTAGATGGAGAAGAAATCTCTGATGAATGGGAACTTGTAGAAAAAAGAGAATATTCAGAAGATAATGAAAGTGTAGAAGATTGGGCAGATAAATTAATAAAAGAAAAGAAAAGTACATTAAATAAATTAGCAGACTTTATAAAATCAAAACCTAACGACAAAAGTAAGTTAGATAAGAGTTACTATAAAATACGATATGAATATTCAGAAAAGTATTCAAGTGGTAATTCAAGAAAGTTTTGTAAAAATATGATGGGTAGAACTGCTAAAGGTGTTGTGTATAGAAAAGAAGATATAGACCAAGCAAGTTTTAGTGGTGTAAACAAATCTTTTGGACATAAAGGTAATAACTATTCTTTATTTAAATACAAAGGAGGTGTAAACTGTGGACATTTTTGGAGTGAGAATTTATACAGATTAAAATCTAAAACAGAAAAGTATATCTCAAAAGGTAAAGAAGTAGATAACATACCAAAGAGTTATGTACCAAAAGGAGAAGAATATAAGACTGCAGAAATAGCACCAAAGGATATGCCTAATAATGGAAGACACCCTAACAATAAAGGATAAGATATGGCAACAGCATTATTTATAAATAGAACAGATTTAGTAAAGAACAGTATTCTTGATGGTAACACAGATACGGATAAGTTTATACAATTTATTAAGGTAGCACAACAGATAAACATACAGAATTATTTAGGTACTGATTTATATAATAAAATAAGTGCAGATATATTAGCAGGTACATTAACAGGAAACTATTTAGCTTTAGTAGAAGATTATGTACAACCTATGTTAATACATTATGCTATGATGGAGTATTTACCTTTTGCTGCATATCAAATAAAGAATGGTGGAATTAGTAAACACAATTCAGAAAATGCAGATGGTGTATCTAAAGAAGAAGTAGATTATTTAGTACAAAAACAAAGAAACTTTGCAGAGTATTATACAAGAAGATTTATAGATTATATTAGTTTTCACGAAGAAGATTTCCCTGAATACAATAGTAATAACAATGAGGATATAAGTCCTGATACAAATGATTTGTTTAACGGATGGGTGCTATAACATATAAACCGAAACAATCTAACATTATAAAGTTAGAAAAATATTTAACTGATAAAAAAGATAAAAATGATAAATTGGGGAAAAATATATAATACAACCTATTGGGGTATTGGAGTAATAAATGACATCTTTTGGGGTGTTGTTTACTACAATAATAAAGTAAGAAAAGATTTTGTAGATAGAGTAATTGCAGATGGTGGTGTTATAGAAAACTCAATGTGTATAAACGTAATAAAATAAAGATATGGCAGTAAAACCAAGTTTAGCACTTATTCCAAGTGGTGTAAAAGCAAATAAAGTATATTCAGTATTACCTGCTGATGGTACAGGAGACTTTGATTTCTCAAGAAGTGGAAGTGCTACAAGGATAAATAAAGATGGACTAATTGAAACAGTAAGTAGTAATGTATCAAGACTAAACTATCCTATGATAGATGGTGTTGTAAGTGGGTGTCCAAGTTTATTGTTAGAGCCTGCAAGAACTAATTTAGTACAGTATTCAGAAGATTTTACATCTTGGATAAATTCAAGTTCTTATATAACTTCTGACTATGGTATTTCTCCTGATGGTTCACAAAATGCAAGTAGATTGTTGTTTACAGGTACAAGTCAAACTTTATCTAAAAATATTGGAACAAATGGCACTTTAAGTTATAGTATTTATGTAAAAGGTGTTAAGGGAGAAACTATAAATATTTCTATGGCATCAGGTTCTGATGAAAATTTTTTACTTAATGGAGAATGGCAAAGATTAAGTTATTCAGATACAGTAAGTAATTCTACTATAAATATAAATACTTTTGGTAATAAAACTGCAAGAGATTTGTTAATTTGGGGAGTGCAATTAGAAGTAGGCTCTTATCCAACATCATACATACCAACAAACGGAAGTACAGTTACAAGAGATGCTGAAAGTTGTGAGCAAACTCCACCAAGTGGTATAATAGGACAAACAGAGGGTACTGTTTATGCAGATGTTAATTTTGTTGGAGTAACCGAAGCAATAACAAATCAAATTTTCTTTGTGCGAGAGCAAGGAAGTAACAATGGATATTTATTTGCTGGATTTTATCAAGGTAGATTAAATTGTGGTATGAAGGTTGGTGGTTCACTTTTGTTTGATGATTATTTTAGTTCAGCTTTAACTAAAGGAAGATATAAAATTGCAATTTCTTATAAAAGTGGAGATACAAAAATATATGTTAATGGTATTCAAACTGGTTTTAAAAATAATTCCTTTGGAGTAACTAATTTTGCTCAAATTTTCTTAAATGGTTCTGCTGGAACAAATCAATTAGGAGATGTTAATAGAGATTTTAAACTTTACAACACAAGATTAACAGACCAAGAATTAATTGCATTAACAAGTTAATTTTCTTTACATAACAAACACAATAAGATAAGATAATTAAAAAAACTATACATATAAACACTAATAGTTATAACCATAAGGGTAACAATTACACCTATTAAACTAACAAGAGTAAATAAATTAAATTATGATACGCATAGCGAAATATGAATTTTTAAACAAAGAACAAGCAGAAACTAAAATACAAGGTTTAGGAGTAGCTGAAGATGAAAACGGTAACGAATACCCAACGCATAAACATACTATTGTTCAATTAGGTAATATTGTGTTAGAACAGGGCGAATACGATGAAGAGGGTAACGAAACAGTTGCACCTGTATTATCTGATAAATGGCACGTTGATGTTTTATGGAAAGGTTTAGAAGCAGATGAAGATGGTGTTATTGACCACCCTTATGGTTGGAAGTCTTATGCAGTTGATATTGATGGCGATGGAGTACATTCATTTTTAGGGTTAAGTTACAACTCATATAAATTCTAACAATGGAAATGCAGGATATAAAGATAGCGTTGATTAATTTTTTGACTTTTACAATTAGTTTTAGTAATGTAGAGCAATGGCTTAAATTAACGCTATTAGTTGTATCTATTATTTATACTATTCAAAAGATTATTGAATTAAAAAATAAAAAAAAAGATGAGTAAATATTTTAAAGAGATAGATGATGGTAATATGGATGCTAACTTTTTACATAAGCTGGATAAAGCAAGAAGTATTGCAGGTTTACCTTTTAAAATAAATTCTGCTTATAGAAGTCCTGAACATCCTTTATCTATTAAAAATCCATCTTCAAGCCATATTAAAGGTTTAGCGGTAGATATTAAGTGTACTGATAGTAGAACACGTTTTATTATAGTTGATGCTTTAATTAAGGTTGGTTTTAATCGTATAGGTATTGCAGATACATTTATACACGTAGATTTAGATTTAGATAAAAGCAATAAAGTAATTTGGACTTATTAGTAAAGATTAAGCGATAAACTTATCAGATATAGACCAATATGTATAGAAAAGTTTAAAAAGTTTTCTTATAGCAAACTAATAGTTTGTAAAGGGATAAAAAAGTAAACAAGGGTACATATTACTCTTATACGTACTACGAGGGTACATAATACATTAATAGTTATAACTAAACGTGAATATGGAAATAAACTTAATCTTATTAGTACCAGAAGCTATGTTAATTGGTTGGCAATATTATCAGCCAGATGAAACTTTTGATTATTCAGAGGTTAATTTATTTTTATTTTTTATACAACTCCAATTTAGGTGGAATTAAAATGGTAGGTTATGAATAAGATTTTAAATTGGTTTACAGGAGGTGTAATAAAAGAAGTAGGTAAGGTTGTAGATAATCTATTTACTACAGAAGAAGAACGCTTAAAAGCGAAGAATGAGATAATTAAAGTACTCCAGGAACAGCAATTAGAACTACAGAAACTACAAACAGAAATAATAGTTACAGAAGCTAAAGGTAATTGGTTACAAAGAAGTTGGAGACCTATCTTAATGTTAGCTTTTGGTTTTATAGTTATTTATGTAAAGTTTGTTGCACCTTTATTTAGTTTACCTATACCACCTTTAGAGAATGAATTTTGGAACTTATTAGAGTTAGGTATTGGTGGATATGTTATTGGTAGAAGTGTAGAGAAAGTAGCAAAGAACATTACTATTAATAGATAATTTAAATTTTACTTGTTTTTTTAAAAAAAAATATATAACTTTGTATTTTTTATTATTACTACTTATATAAAAATAATTATATAAAGATATTTATAAATATTGTTATAAAAACATATATAAAAAAAATAATAAATATATATAAAATAAAAATATAAGAGTTCTGAAATATTATCTATGCCTAAAAAACCAAGTAGAAAAACATTAGTAAAGAAGTTAGATACTATATTTAGTATATATATAAGAAGAAAAAATAGTATAAATGATATTGCACAATGCATCACCTGTGGGAAGCAAGACCATTGGAAGAAAATGCAGAATGGTCATTTTATGAGTAGGAAACATTATGCTACAAGGTGGGATGAAGATAATGTAGAGGTACAATGTATGGTTTGTAACGTTTATAGATATGGAGAACAATATTTATTTGCTAAACATTTAGGAGAAACTAAAGCAGATGCTTTATTAGTTAAAAGTAGACAGATACAAAAGTTTACAGATACTGATTTAATAGACTTAATAGAATTATACACAAATAAGGTTAATAACTTACCATAATTATATATATATAAAAGATTTATAAGTACTATATTTGAATTGTCATTTAATTACTATATTTCTCAATATCCTTGTTTTAAAAGGGTTTCATTAATTTGGAACTCTTTTTTTTGTGCTTATTTAAAAATAATTAACATTTATTGTTGGTAATTAAAATATTATTTATATATTTGTACCATAGTAATAATTAAAAAACAAGAATATGAGATTAATTGACAAATTAAAACCCGAGTACAAAGTAGTTTTTGAAAAGAATAATTTAGAATATTCTTCACTTATAGAAAGAATTATAAATTGTTTTGAGCAGTTAGAATATGTATCAGACATACCATTTGGTATTTGGATGGATATAAAATTCTTTACCAACGTATTTAGTCCTTTTGAATTATTTACAGATAATATATAAGTTATGAGAGAAAGCGATTGTTGTGGTGCATTACCACTATGGGAAACAGATATATGTTCAGATTGTGGAGAACACGCTGAATTTTATTATACAGATGAAGATATTATTTAAAACAAAAGATATGAGTAAAATAAACAATGATGCTTGGGAAAAATTAAAAAAACAGATTGAGTATCATTTAAAAGAAGACCCTAACTTAACAGACATAGCAATTAACTATCAAGTTAGAATACCAAAAATAGGTACAAGAAATTATTTAAAATTAGGAGTAACAATAGATAATTAAAAACAAGAATATGAAATTAGTAGACAGATTAAAACCAATTTATCGAAGCAAGTTAGGAATAGCTAATATAAAATATCCTGTTATTGTTGGAAATATTTTAGATGATTTAGAAAGAGCAGAATTTGTAGGTGATTTAAAATATGATACAGTTATACAATTATCAGTTATTTTAGATACACATATTTCTCCTTATAACTTTTTTACAGAATAGATAATTAAAAACAATAACAATGACACACGCAGAAGATATAAAAAGAATTAAAGAAAACGACTACCAAGAATATTTACATTACAGGATAAATGCTTTAGAAAAGAGAGTAGAGTTTTTAGAGGCACAATTAGAGGTATCTAAACAGATGATAAAATGAATAAAGCAGAATTAATAAACAAAATTACTTTGTTAGATACATCTATTTATAGAAAAATTGGTTTTTTAAAAAGTGGTGTATATTTACACGAACCATTAATGTATCGAAAAAAACTTTATGAAGTTTATGAAAAATTAGACATAGAAACTTTAACTAAATTATTAGAATTAAAACAGGTAATAAAATGAAAATAATATATAAGATACTAAATAAATTAATTAACTTAATTGTTGAAATAATTATTATATTAGTATTTTGTATTATATTTACAACATTAATAACAAGAATATTAAATTTAAAAATTAATTAAAATGAACAACAACAAATTAAAAGAACTTTATTTAAAGTACGAATTAGACAAAGAAGATTTCTTTAAACACCAACATTACACTATTATTACAAGACAAGGTATTGATAAGATACAGGCTAAAGAACAGATGTACGTTAGTTATGAAGTAATAAGATGCGAACCTAACTTTGCAGTATTTAAAGCTAAAGCACAAAAAGAGGGTAAGATGATAGAAACATTTGGCTCTGCATTAAAAGGAGAGGGTTACAAAGATGGTAATACTAATTCTTGGTATGTAGCTGAAATGGCAGAGAAAAGAGCAATGAGTAGAGCAGTTTTAAAATTAACAGGTTTCTACGAGTTAGGAGTATTTGGTGAGGATGAAAGCGAAAGTTTTAAAAAGAAATAATTAAGTATATTAACCTAAATTAAAATAGAAATATTATGAGTTTACAATTAACAGGAAAAATTAAATTAATCGGAGAAAAACAAACCTTTGATAGTGGTTTTCAAAAAGTAGAATTTGTTATTACAACAAACGATAAATACCCACAAGATGTAAAATTTGAAATAGTACAAGATAAAGTAGATGATTTTATAAAATATAATAAAGTTGGTACTGATGTAGATGTTTCATTTAACGTTAGAGGTAATGAGTATCAAGGTAAATATTATGTAAGTTTATCTGCTTGGAAAGTTTTTAAATCTGATGCTAATGCACCTGCTACTGATATAGGAGTGCCGACAGAAGAATTAGAAACAACTGATTTACCATTTTAATAATTAGAGGGTAGTGTAAAAGCTACCCTTTTTTTTTATATATTAGTAAAAATTTAATGACAAAATTAATTACATAAAATGACAGAACAAGAATTACAAGAAAATAACGACCATTTAATGTTTATGCAATCAATTGAGGAAGATTGTAAAGTAGATATTAATAAAAAAATAGAACACCCACCTGTGGCAATTAGTTTTAAAACAAAACAGGTAGTATTAAAAAATGGAGAAACAAAAGAATTCCCAATCCCTATCGGAACTTATGGAAATTTTAGTTTTATACAAGCACCACCTAAATCAATGAAAACTTTTTTTTGCAGTTTATTAGGTAGTGCATATACAAACTCAAATGGTGCATATACTAAAGGTATGTGTTCTTTTAGAGATGGTAAGGAATTTATACATATAGATACCGAACAAGGTATATGGCACTCTCAAAGAGTATTTAAACGTATTCAATGGATGAATAAAGGTTTTGATTTAGGTTTTTATCACACCTTTGCTTTAAGGCAAATCAATTATAATTCAAGGATTGATTTTATAGAATATTATTTAGAGGGTTTAAAAGAAGATGGCAAAGAAGTAGGATTGGTTATTTTAGATGGTGTAGCTGATTTAGTTAGTGATGCAAATAATTTAGAGGAAAGTTCTGCAGTTGTTCAAAAAATAATGCAATGGACAAGTCTTTATAATTGCCATATAGTTACAGTAATTCATAGTAATTTTGGTAGTGATAAGCCAACAGGACATTTAGGAAGTTTTCTTGAGAAAAAAGCAGAAACACAAATACAATTAGAAAAAGACCCAAATAAATTAGGTTGTATAACAGTTACTTGTAAAAGAAGTAGAAATACACCTTTTGAACAATTCGATTTTAAATTAGATAATTCAGGGTTACCATACATAATAAATGATACAGATAACTCTTTAAATTACAATAAAGAATATACTTTTAAAAATAAAGAAATACCTTTTTAAATAATCAAACAATGTCTAAATTAATTAAAAAAGCAGCAGAGAAACACCAAACTTGGATAAATGTAGTAAACTCCTTTGGGTGTCCTAAAAATATATCAGAAGATATAGTACAGGAAATGTATATT